TAACGCGAAGAATACACATATCCAAAATTAGTCTTCTTCGGAGCGTGCCTGCTGTAGGTCAATAATCTCACGCTCAACCAAAGCAAGACCGTGTACAATTCCAGTAACATACCTATAGTGTGCGAAATCAGTCGCGATACCCCCAGCAAGATAATCTGCATATTCATTCAGATACTTCCTGATTTTCTGTTTAATCACATCAAGTTCGGTCAATTTGTGCGCCTATTGGGAAAATGCGGGAAGGGTTCAATCACGGGCTTGTTTCGCTGGTCGATAAGCTTTGCAGCCTCAATCTCCAGCTTGTTTTCCTTATACATTGCATCCGCCTCTGCGGCCAATTCCTTGACCTTTACAGCATCACGCTTTATGGCAAGTTCCTCACGCTGCATGACGGTAAGGGGGTCATTCGGATCCTGCTTGGCGGCTTCCTGTTCAGCGTTATGCTGCTGGAGAAGCCTGTCTGCGGCAACGGCAGCCAGCTTGGCGATATCATTCTCAACATCAGGCGGAAGCTGCTGACCCATCCGGGGAAGGCTCACACCAAGCTTGAGTTCAATCTGGCGACGATAAGAGTAGGCGAAGTGTTCGGCCAAGTGGCTCTGGATCGCCCCAACAAACTGTTGTGAGTTGGGGTTTTGCGAAACAAACTGCTGGTAGATCGGATCCTGCATAAACGCCGTATGCACTTTAATATGGGCATCGTGATCTTGTTCTGGGAAAACCTGAACGGCCTTACCGGACATCACATTCATGTTTTCGGTTACAGGGTCGGTGGAGGTGGCCTGATCCTTCGGCGGCAGGATAAGATCAATGTTCGGCACGTTTAAAGCATGCAGCATCTGCTTGTGCAGCACTTCAACGTTATACATGCCTTCGGGGGCGTTCTGGGAAAGCTGGATAGCGGCCTGATACTGCATCACCTTCTGCGCCATAGTGGAGGCATTCGGGTCAGAAACGGGGATGATGTCAACGCGACCGTCAAAATCAGCCTGACGGCTATAGGGGTTGTTGTCGGTGTCGGATACGGCGTATTCATATTCAGGCGGCATATACTCGCGAATAACATCCGCGATAAGCTGGAACTCACGACTCAAGGACTGATGCACGCGCGCCTGAACGGCACTCATCACCTTCATAGAACGCTCTAGGAGGGCAAGGGTTGTGCCGACAGGTGCCTCGGGGTTTGAATTCCCCACATCCATCTCAGCGATGGAGCCAATCCGGCGTCCTTCATCAACTAGATTACCTAGAAGCTGATACAAGACGCTAGAAGGCTCTTTGTAGGGTAGAAAGGTGATTGAGTCGCGGATAGAGCCAGACGCAACATCCACATCGCGGAATTCACCCGGCATGATGGGGTTGTCATCGCCTTTAATTCGGAGCCCACGGGCCTTCAGACCGCCCGGGAGATTCGACAGCGTACCAGCATCAACAAGCTGACGGAGGATGGATGTGGCCGACTTGGCAATGCCACCAATGAGATGGATCAAGCCAGTGCCATAGAATCCAAGCCCCGGAAGATATTGATAATGAACAAAATATTGACGCTTGGTAAAGGTGGGGTCGCCATCCTTCCAATTCCTACGAATCGCCAGCACCTCTCTGCTCGACTTTTCAACCGTGACAACGTAGGGCAATTCAAGGCCGTCTTCGTCTTCAAAGCCCGGAAGGTCAAGATCGACGCACATCTCAAGGATTGCGTGTCTCGGATCGTCCGTGACGGATGGGGTCTCGCCCTTTACTTTATCGTACTTTTTCTGTAGCGATGAGTAGTCTGGGGTTGGTTCCGGAATATCTATATCCCGGTAAAAACCACTCACCTGCAATTTCCGAAGTTCATTCGGGTACATGCGCGTTACATGGGTGTAACGCGGGCAAGCGGCGAGATCTGTGGTGCCGTAGGCAACTACGAAGTCCTCCGCAGGCACAAACACTGCTGCGGGGATCTTATTAACAGTATCGTAGTAAACTTTACGGAATGCGGAGCCAGCCAAGGGAAGGCGGAATAGAAGCTGTTCGGTCTCGGATCGGTAGTCACGCATCTTTTCCGTGACCATGTAGTTCATTTCCTGCTTAACGCGCTGAGCCTGCTTCAGAACTTCTTCATCAGCCTTGCCAACAATCTTCGTTTCAACAGGTCCGGAGGAGGGAAATACCTCCATGATCGTCTGGGCCTGAAAGCGGATAACCGCCTCAGTCAGGACGGGATGGAACACGCCGCAGGCACCGGGCCACGGGGTTGTGCGTTCGTCAATCTTCAATCCGAGAAGGTCGAGGCCCTGAATATACGCCTTTTCCCACTCTGCGCGGGTGTTGAGGTCATTGTCAAAATCGGAAATAAGATCTGCCGCGATGGATGAAAGATCGCCATCATCCATGTATTCCGCCAAATTATCGAAATGCTCAGGCGCAGCGCCTTCTTCATTGACGGGATTCCCAAAATCAACCGTAACGCCACCTCCATCGTCTGGGGTCACGGTGGGGCCGAGATCCTCACCGGGCACCTCAACGTTAATCGGGGGTGTTTCCGGAGATACGGGGATGTAGGGTTCCATGAATCAGCTTTCTTAATTTGGCTTATTATATCAATAAAACGGCTCTTTACGGAACTTGGGGATGGGTATCTCATCGTCCTCGTCTGTTGGGATCATAAATCCACCCTGCCTGAACCGCATCAGAGCCATCGTGACTGCGTCCACGTAGTCATCGTGGTCTCCAGACGGAAACGCCGCGCACTCCTCGACCACCTCTTCAGCAAACCGTTCATCCGGGGCCCACACCACACCAGAGGCAAAGATGTCGGTGATTGCATTCACACGCACGATCTTGTCGCCAGTGGCGCGGGTGGGGGTGAATTCCTGCACTGGGATACCTGCGTTTCGTAGTTCTGCGATTAGAGGCGCACCAGACGCCTTCTTCTCCACAATGAACATATCAGGCTGCCACTCCTTATGATATTGCACAGTGGCGGCTTTTAGTTCCGGGAACTCCATCTTATCCTTCCAAGCGTCCAGAAGGATAAGGTTGGGGATGAGTTTTCCGGTTGGATCAGGGTTATTAAAAACCCCAAACGTAACGCATGCCGAATAGTCGGAACGTTCAGTTTTGGAGAATGCCGTATCCATCGCAATAATGACCGCATCGCAGACCGGGGCCTTCTCCCCCTCCCACACATTCCACCAATCCCGTTTGATCAGTGCGCCCTCTTCTGATGTTGGATCCTGCTGATATTGTGCCGACCATTTGGATATGGGCAGTTCGATCTTCAGCCTTTGAAGTTCGTCAATAGACCAGAATTCAGGCCAAAGAGGGTCACCGGACGGCATAATGGCGGGAAGTTCAATAACCTCCCACTCGGAAGATCCTTCGTTCCTTGTGGAGGCGTTGATGATCTGCCCCGTGAGATCTCGCTTTGCCCAGCGGGTCATAACAATCACAATCGCGCCACCGGGCTGTAGGCGCTGTCTCGGGCCCGAAGAATACCACCCAAACACCTTGTCATACACGGAGCCGTCGAACTGGCCCACCATAGCCTCCTGTTCGGAATGTGGATCGTCAATGATCAACAAGTCGGCACCCTTACCCGTCACAGCGCCGCCCACGCCGATAGCGAAGTATTCTCCGCCCTTGTTGGTGGACCAGCGCCCAGCGGCCTTTGAGTCGGATTGCAAACTCACACCGGGAAACACCTTCTGGTAGTCATCTGACCCCACAAGGTTTCTCACCTTACGACCAAAGCCCACAGCCAATTCGGCAGTGTGGGCGGTCTGAATAACCTTCTTTCCGGGGTTTTTGCCAAGGAACCACGCCGGGAGGAGGTAGGATGCGAATTCAGATTTGGTGTGACGCGGTGGCATGTTGATTATAAGACGTTTTAGCGTGCCATTCACCACCCGCTCGAATGCGTCTGCCATAATTTTGTGATGGCGTCCGTCAATAAACCCCGGCCACATCTCCCTCACGAAGGGGAGGTAATGCTCCTGAGATGCTTCAACGCGCTTTGCCTCATCCAAAGCACGAAGAAGCCGGAGGATTTCCGGCTTCTCTGCTTCGGGGATTTTGTCGATGATTTCCGCGTAATTCATTCTTTTATTATATGGTGCCCACTGAAAGAATCGAACTCTCAACTGCTGATTACAAAACAGCCGTTATACCACTTAACTAAGCGGGCGGATTTTATTCGTAGGCAATGTCATCTGGGGCTGGGATGCAGTAGGCAATGTGTTTCTCAAAGACACCACTATTTTTTTCAAACTCTGTAGCCGCTTTTTCGCACACCTCAATCGTGGAATATACTCCCGGCACGGTGGTGATTGCTGGTGAGTTGTAAACAAAAACCAGAACAAGAATCCACATCACAGCAACCCCAACAGTTTTTCCACCTCAACCACCTTTGAGAAGTCCTGTTTATTTTGAAACATTGTTCGCCCATGCATGATTGTTGTGCGGCACCTACCCATAATCTTGCCGATTTCTCCGGGGCTGAGTTTTGGATTGTATTTAAACACCGCCCAGTAATAATGGCGTTTTGCTTGTGCATACTTGTAGCTTGTTGGCCTCTCAAGCAGATTGTCAACAGAGATACCATATGCAGTGGCAATTGCATTCATTATTGGCTCAAGGATCTTTTGGTTCTCCTTTAGGGGGATCTTCCGGCGCTTTGATTCCTTCTTTTCCAAGGCAACAACGTTCTTGTTTCTTGCAGTAATTCGAACTGCGCCCTTGGAATGTTCCTTCTGGGCCTTGCGGATTTCAAAAACATTATGAGAGATGTGTGTTTCGTCTGCGGTGTGTTCCCAGAAGAACTTTCCATCCAACTGTTCTGCCATCAATTCTTCAGGGCTTTTCACTCTTCTTTGCCTTCTTCTTTTTGCTGTTATTTTTGTTTAAAATTACCCGCGAAGCATCAATAAATGTGCCGAGAGAACCCTGAAATGCGTAGTTCCCAAAATGGGAAGTGACTGCCCATGGGAAAAGCCACACATCTCCACCAATTTCACGCCACTTGTGGCAGAAATAGTAGTCTTCGGAGAGATATCTCTTATCCACGATGCCCGTCTTGAAGAAAGCAAACATCTCGCGCTCTAATCCAAGCGAAAGATCCTTGGATTCGTCGGAAATATAAGAGTTCTCGGGGAATGCCTCCTTCATCTTGTCGAAGACGCCCCTCTTGATCAACATAAGCCCCGTGCCAGCCTCTCCCACCTTGAGGATTTGGGTGAATTCATTCCTTTCCTCAAGGGAGGTGAAAACATACTCCCCAACAAGTTTCTCAAGGGTGGGGATGTCTTCGATCCCACTCTTGATTGCCTCAATAATCATCGGCCAACTGATGTGTTTCTTCGGATATGGGGCGCAAATAACGTCCTTGTCATAGTGGAGCATGGCAAGGATGTCTTCTGGGCGGAATTGAATGTCGGCGTCGATGAAGAGCATGTAGTCTGCATCGCTTTTGGTTAGGAACTGACCCACCAAGCCATTCCGACCCCGGTCAATCAGGCTTTCATTCATCATAAAGGCGTGTTCAAACCCAATCCCAAACCTAAAGCACTCGGCCTGAAGCCGAAGAAGGCTCGAAATATACATTGTGTTGCCAAGCCCGCCATACATCGGGGTTGCAACCATGATTCTCTTTCCCTTTAGATGCCCCACATCAATAAGGATCTCACCTTCAGCCATTGCTCAACCCACCATCACACGACTAATAGCAACACCCGTGCCGTGCTGGCCATCCCAAGTCATAGGGGCGGGGTTTCCCTGAATAATCCACCGCCCATACCTACACATGGATTGAGCCTCTGCCATGCATGCCTCAACCGTTGGGCCCCACACATAGCGGGTCTCAATAACCTTAGCGGCGGATCGCGATGTACTCATATTCTCCTTCGTCCCGTTTGTGCTGGACCAAAACCACGAAACCTTCAAGATATGCCCTCCATGCTGCCATTGCCGTACGAATTTTCTGCGGGAGTTTAGTGACTTCACCGCCCGCCATTAGAAATTTCTGACGCTCAAGCATCAAAAACCCGTCAAAATACACAACTTTGCTCCCCTTCTTAGCCTTTGAGAGCCAGAAGTCAAAGCCGCCTTCTGTATCCACTTCTTTCAATTCATTGACCTCTTATACATCAAACTAAGAATTTCAGCCCTTAGTCCTGCGGCTGCCGTTTCCATGAATTCCAGTGCCTGAATATCATCGTTGAACGTGTGAATATAAACACACTCACCGTCCGTTGTCACGCCCAAAATCATGGACTCGGACAGTTCTTTGATAGATTCTTCGTTGTTCTGTTGGGTAGGCTTTTTTGTGGACTTTTTCAGCATAGCTGCTCCGTTTCTTTTTTGACCCAAGCCCGCCATTATAGAGGATTGCAGTGCGATAGAAATCACCGCCAGCTTTCTTGTAGGCCATCTTTAAATACATCATACCGTAGCGAATGCCAGTGGCGCAATTTGATAGACCGGAAGCGGACCCCCTATATCCAATACCCCGTGCGGTGGTGGGCTTGATCTGCATAACGCCCCGCTCCCCTGCTTTGCCCACTAAATAACATTTAAACCCGCTCTCATGTCTGGCAACCGCAAGAGCCAAACTTACCGGAACGCCCTGCCTTGCAGCCTCTGCCCTAACCATATTTTGTACGGTGTTCTGTAGGGATTGACTGTTCATGCCCATTAGAATGGGCGAGCAAAGCAATAGCGCAATAACTGCTATGCACTTTTTCATAGGCGTCTCCATAGTCGTTTAGGTTGGTTCGGGCTTTCGCGGCACTCCAACGTTATGTGCCGGGACCATACAGACCACCAAAGGGATCATAACCCGAGATGTCGTTGCTGTTGCTTTGATTGAAGGTGCCAGAATTATTGTCCTGATCGGGATTATTTGGGGGTGTGGTGCCGTTGTTTACTGGTGAATTGTCCTGATCGGGATTATTCTGATTTGTGCCGCCCTGATCGGTGTTGGGCGCTTCAGGGGTGGTTGGGTTGGGAGAAGCGATTTCTTCCTTGGCTTGGGTTCGCTTGCTTATGTTGCCCTTGATTCCGGGCTTGTGAATAGAAACTCCGGAATTGCCTGAGTTGCAATCTTTGGCAGACTTGATGTTGTTTGCCCTCCAGCACTCCTGCTTGGATGTGCTAGTGCATGCGGAGAGCGTTCCAGCAAGAAGGATGACCGCACTAAGCATAATTATGTGACGCTTCATTTCAATATTCCTTTAACTGACGTTGGAAGTTGATTAGAATTCGTCCAGACGTTCGTGCCACCATTTTAGCACATCTCTGGTTTCGCTAAGTCCCTGCACTGCCACCATGTCGTGGAGGAGGAGTTCCAGCACCTTGTGCTGGAGGAGGATCTTCATTTTTCTGGCGGCCCGTTGGCCAGCCTCATCAATCTCTTTGGTCATCTGACTGAAAGAAGTTCCAGATTGAGAATAGAACAATGATTGACATTCCTGCAATTATAATCGTGAAGCTAATCATGGCAACTGCGGCACATGCGTTGAAGATGGCGTCTGTGAGCGTGTCATTCATGGGCATATGTTAGATATTTGCCTTTCTTCAGTCAATAAAAAAGGGGGAGAAATTCTCTCCCCCTGATTGTATTGTTACAATTCCTCTACTTTTTCTTAAACAAGTCCTTGAACTTGTAGGAGCGTTCCTTCTGGACGCGAGCCTTGGCACCGGATGACGTAAGGGAGCGACCACCGTAGCCTTCCTTCTCATACATACGCTGCTTCTGGCGCTCAAAGTTAGACATGGGCTTAGAAGCCTTGGACGATCCAGACTTGCTAGGAGCATTCCCGGGTGCAGCCTTGGATCCAGACTTCTTCTTGTTCTGACCCTGA